TCTCTGCTCGTCTCCATCCGCGATCAGGTCTTGCATGGAAAAACGGCGTGACTCTCATCAACGCAGAGGGTGTGATTGACTCTGACTATTGTGAGGAAGTTTTCATTCCTCTATGGAACACGACTAGTACTCCCTTCCAGATTAAACACGGCGATCGAGTTGCACAGGTAGAAATTATCGAACCCGCTCGCATAGTGCAATTTATAACATACACCGAAGCATCACCTAAGACACAAAAGACCAACCGCAAAGGCGGATTTGGTTCAACTGGAGTATAATATGACACGCGATGAACTACTAGAATACCATGAAGAAGTTTGTAAAGATGCAAAGAATTTAATGAGTCTCAAGAACCGAGACTATGCCGGTAATGACGGTAAAGAACCATTTGCTAACTTTACTAGAGTGGAGTCAATGGGAATTTGTTCTACCGAACAAGGCTTTCTTACTAGAATAACTGATAAGATGAGTAGGCTTTCTTCTTTTATAGATGCTGGAAAAATGCATGTGCAAGACGAAAGTTTCAATGATACCGTCATTGATGTCATTAACTATATGGTCTTACTTTCGGCTTTTATCAAAGACAAAGAACGGGAGTCTGAGACAGACGATCCCGATCAGTTGCTTTTATTCGAAGATTCTGTTGACTCTTCTTCGTGTTGATGTTATAATAGTCATAAACTAGGAGCTAGTGTATGGAAATTGATTTCTACACCAACGTATCTCTCGTTGGTGATGGCATTTTATATCGCGGATTTTCGAATGGTGAAGAGATCTCTAGAGTAGATCATTATCATCCGACTCTTTTTTTAAGCAGTAAAAATAAGACAGATTACAAGACCCTTCAAGGTGACTATGTTGAACCTATTGTTCCTGGTAGTATTTATGAGTGCAGGGATTTTGTAAACACATATTCAAATGTCGATAATTTGACTGTGTATGGTAATACAGATTATGTGTATCAATACATTGGAGATTATTTTTCAAATGAAGTTGAATATGAATACGATAAAATTCCAATTTGTTACATGGACATCGAGACTACATGTGATGGTGGATTTCCTAGTGTTGAAGATCCACAAGAACGTGTGATTGCAATTACAGTTTCTATGTTAGGCAAAACTCATGTATTTGGTTTAGGACAATTCAAAACTTCTGATAGAAATGTATTTTCTTATTGTTTCGATACAGAAGAAGATTTACTTCTTGCATTTATAGAATGGTGGGAATCTAATCCTCCGCATGTAATAACTGGTTGGAATGTCAAGTTCTTCGACATTCCATATCTCATTTCTAGAATTAAGTATGTTCTCAAACCTAAACACGCAAAACGTCTCTCTCCTTGGAAAAGGTTGAGGGATAAGTATATCGAAAAGCAAGGAAAAAAGAATCTTGTCTATCAAATTTTAGGTATCTCTATACTAGATTATTATGATTTGTATAAGACATTTACTTATGTGAATCAGGAATCTTATAGACTAGATCACATTGCTTTTGTCGAGTTGGGGGAACGAAAACTTTCTTATACAGAGTACGATTCTATTCGTGACTTCTACAAGAAAGATTTTCAGAAGTTTATTGAATATAACATTAAAGATGTTGTTCTTATCCAACAGTTAGAGAATAAGTTAAAATTACTTGAGCTTGCAGTTGCTCTTGCATATGCAGCAAAGGTGAATTATGAAGATGTATTTTCTCAAGTCAGAACTTGGGATGCAATCATATATCACTATCTGAGGGAACGGGGAATTGTAATCCCACCCAAGAAGCATGGACAGAAGAATGATCAGTACGTAGGTGCTTATGTGAAGGATCCGATAGTAGGAAGACATGAGTGGGTAGTTTCATTTGACTTGAACTCTCTATATCCACACTTAATTATGCAGTATAATATTTCTCCTGAGACTCTGTGTAAAGAAGATTCTGATATGTCTTTTGGTATTGGACCTAGCAATATTCTCAAGGGACCGACTGATTTGTATGGAAAGAAATGCTACGAAAATCTAGAGAGTATGAAATCTAAAGGTTATTCGGTTGCTGCTAATGGTACTTGTTATACAAAGGACTTCTATGGATTTCTTCCTGAATTGATGGAAACTATGTACGAAGAACGTAGTATGTACAAAAAGAAGATGATTGAGTGTCAGAAGAAGAAGGAAAAGGATCCTACTAATACTGACTTGGATTATGAAATTACAAAATATCACAACTTTCAGCTGGTTCGTAAAATTCAATTGAACTCTGCTTACGGTGCGATTGGTAATCAATATTTTCGTTACTATGACATTGATATGGCAGAAGCAATTACTACTTCTGGTCAGTTGAGCATTCGTTGGATTGCGGATAAGCTAAATGAATTCTTAAATGAACATGTAGGAACTGAAGACTATGACTATGTTGTGGCATCTGACACCGATTCTGTTTATCTTAGGCTTAACAATCTTGTGGATAAGTTCATTCCTGATAGATCTGATGTCGAAAAAATCACAAACTTCCTTGACAAAGCATCAGAGAAAATAATCATTCCATTTATAGAAAAGCAGTATGAAAAACTATGTGAGTTGATGTCTGCATATCAAAACAAAATGATTATGGGTAGGGAGGTTATTGCCGAAAGTGGTATTTGGACTGCAAAGAAAAGATACATGCTGAATGTCTGGGATACCGAGGGCGTTCGTTATGAAAAGCCCAAACTTAAAATCATGGGTATTGAGACGACTCGTAGTTCTACTCCAGGAATTGTTCGGGAAAAACTAAAAGAATGTATTCGTTTGATACTCACGACAGACGAAAAAACTATCCAGAAATTGATTGTAAATTTCAAAGAAGAATTCTATAATAGTCCACCTGAAGATGTAGCATTTCCTAGAGGTGTTTCTAGTCTAAAGAAATATTCCTGTAATACAGACATTTACACTAAGGGAACTCCGATTGCAGTTAAGGGTGCATTGCTATACAACAGAAAACTTAAAATGATGAAGTTGACTAAAAAATATGAAACTATCTATGAGGGAGATAAGGTGAAATTTATTTATCTTAATCAACCAAATCCAGTTTCTGGACCAAGGGGTGATCAGGTAGTTTCATTTAAAACATCCATCCCATCGGAGTTTGGTTTGGATTCATATATTAATTATGAGAAGCAGTTTCAAACTAGTTTCTTGGAACCACTCAAAAACATATTAGATGTTATTGACTGGAAAGCAGAAAAAGTAAACACACTAGAAGAATTATTTGAATAGGAGAATTGATGGAATTTTTAAATGATCTTGTTAAAGAGTCTGGAAATAAATATGCAAGTATTGTTGATAATGGGATCAGCGGTTCGGATATCAATGGTTTCGTTGATACTGGATGCTATATTTTTAACGCTATCCTCAGCGGTTCTATTCACGGAGGCATACCTGATAATAAAATCATTGCTATCGCCGGTGAATCTGCTACAGGAAAAACGTACTTTACCTTGGGGATTGTTGCTAAGTTTTTGCGTGACAGGCCTGATGGTGTTGTTTTATACTTTGATTCGGAGCAAGCTGTAACTTCGGATATGGTAAAGGATAGGGGTATAGATCCTAAGAGAGTTGCAATTATGCCGGTGTCTACCGTAGAGGAATTTAGACACCAGGCAATTAGTATTGTCGATAAGTACAACGACAGTAAAGACAAAAAGCCAATGATGCTTGTTTTAGATTCCCTCGGTATGCTTTCGACTGAAAAGGAAATGAATGATACAGCAGAGGGTAAGACCACACGAGACATGACTCGTGCTCAGGTAATTAAAGCAACATTTAGAGTTCTTACTATTAAGTTAGGTGCTGCTGGAATTCCTATGGTAATGACAAACCACACGTATGCATCTGTGGGTTCTATGTTTCCCACAAAGGAAATGAGTGGTGGTGCAGGTCTTAAATATGCAGCTTCATCTATCATCTACCTTTCTAAAAAGAAAGTTAAAGAAGGAACTGATGTAGTTGGTAATATTGTTCATTGTAAATTGTACAAGTCTAGGTTGACAAAAGAAAATTCAATGGTAGATGTCATGCTTCATTATGAAACTGGACTAGATCCTTATTATGGACTATTGACTCTTGCAGAGAAATATGATATAATTAAAAAGGTATCGACGAGATATGAGTTTCCAGATGGGAGTAAAGTCTTCGAAAAGCATGTGTATAGAGATCCAACAAAGTATTTCACAAAAGATATCATGGAACAGTTGGATAAGGTAGCGAAAAAAGAATTTATGTATGGTGCAGTCACACCAGAAAGTCCAATTGATGAGTGATCTTACTAAAGTTATACTATCTAACCTAGCGTACAATGAAAAATATTCTCGTAAAGTATTTCCCTTTTTGGAGGAGAGATACTTTGACAATTTTTCTGATAAGGTTATATTTAATATTGTTTCCGAATTTATTAAGGATTATAATTCAGTCCCTACTAAAGAAGCAATTGTAATTTCTCTAGACAAGAGAAGTGATTTAAATGAAGAGACATACAAGGTGTGTATGAATCTAATAAACACTCTATCTGTAGATGAAAAAACAGATGAGAATTGGTTGGTTTCTGAAACTGAAAACTACTGTAAAGAAAGAGCAGTTTATAATGCGATTATGGAGTCTATTCATATTATCGATGGTAAGTCTACTACAAAAACAGAGAATGCAATTCCAGAGATATTGTCAGAGGCTTTGTCTGTCTCCTTTGATGCTCATATTGGACATGATTATATCGAAGACGGAGACGAACGATTTGAATTTTATCATAAAGTAGAGAATAAAATTCCTTTTGATCTAGATTACTTCAATAGAATTACAAATGGGGGTACTCCACAGAAAACACTAAACATTGTTATGGCAGGCACGGGTGTTGGTAAGTCTTTGTTTTTATGTCACCATGCAGCGGGTTGTTTGACACAGAATATGAATGTTCTTTATATTACGTGTGAAATGGCAGAAGAAAGAATTGCGGAAAGGATTGATGCGAATCTTTTTGACATCACTATTGATGAGGTTCGTGACTTACCCAAAAGTGTTTACAAGAAGAAGTTAGCAAAAGTTTCAGATCATGCAAAGGGTAAGTTGATTGTAAAGGAATATCCTACATCGTCCGCTAGTGTTGTTCACTTCAGGAATCTACTAGATGAGCTTTGGTTGAAAAAGAAGTTTAAGCCTGATATCATTTTTATAGATTATCTTAATATCTGTTCTTCTTCTAGACTAAAGAATAATGGGAATACAAATTCCTATACTTACATTAAAGCTATTGCAGAAGAACTAAGAGGACTTGCCGTAGAAAAATCTGTTCCTATCTTTTCTGCAACTCAGGTAAATAGACAGGGTTTTAGTAATAGTGATATGGGTTTGGAAGATACAAGTGAATCATTTGGACTTCCTGCTACTGCTGATTTTATGATTGCATTAATTTCTACAGAAGAGCTAGAACATCTGGATCAGATTATGGTAAAGCAGTTAAAGAACAGATATAATGATGTTGCTACAGATAGGAAATTTATTCTGGGAATAAACAGAAGTAAAATGAAACTATACGATGTAAAACTCGAAGAGCAGGATAATATTTCTCAATCAAATCAAACATCAACGGAGAAGGCTGGATCTGGATTTGATGTTTCATTTAATGATAAATTTAGTCGTTCATCTAGCAAAACAGAAAGTTGGAGATAATTTTTGCCTTCGTATATTGATAAAAAGTATATTAATATTTTATCTACCCAATTAGATAGATTTTCGTGGAAAAAAGATAATCTAGCACAATGTAGATGTTCATTGTGTGGTGATTCGCAAAAGAAAAAAACAAAAACTCGCTTCTACTTCTATGAAAAAAATAATAAATATCTAGTGAAGTGTCATAACTGCGGTTATGCATCTGATCTTTATAATTTTATGGAAAAGGTAAGTCCTACTTTACTTAAAGAATATTCGTTGGAAATTTGGAAAGAAAAGAACGTTCCAAAAAGAAAGTACATAGGAGAGAGCGAGATGTTATCGCTAATGAAAAAACCAGAGTTTAACAAGAAACAAAATCTATTAAAATCTTTAACATCAATTAAAGATTTGCCATCAGATCATGTTGCAGTTAAATTTTTAGAGTTAAGAAAAATACCAAAAAAGAAATGGGACATTTTATATTATACCGACAACTACGGTAGATATGCAAAGATGTTGGATCCTGACTATAATGATATAACTTATGATCCTAGACTTGTGATTCCTATTTTTAATAAAAAAGGAAATGTTGTCGGAGCCCAGGGTAGAGTTTTGACAATGAAAGGTGAAGCAAATGCAAGAAATACTCTTAGATATATTACGGTAAAGGCAGATAAATCAATAGATAGATTATGGTATGGTTTGTGGAGAGCAAATCCAAAGAAGAGAATTTATGTTGTAGAGGGACCTTTAGATTCTTTATTTATCTCAAATACTGTTGCTATTGTTGGTGCAGGTGCAATTGATAACATCCCTGCTAGGTTTGAGAGAAGCGATCTTGTGTATGTTTTGGACAATGAACCAAGAAATAAACAGATTGTTGATTATAATAGGAAGCTCATTAGGTCGGGGAATAAAGTTTGTATTTGGCCTTCTGATTTAGTAGAGAAAGATATAAATGACATGATATATTACATGAGTTCAAGTGAAATTAAAAAAATGATCGACAAAAATACCGTTAGTGGAATAGAAGCGACTTTAAAATTGAACTCATGGAGTAGAGTATGAAAGTTTTAGATAAAGGTAGTGTAGATTTAATCGACAGCATGGGAACAGATCTTACAGTATGTAATGCTGCTCGTGTGTCTTTCAATAAAGAGACTGAGTGGGAAATTGATATTGAAGCAAAGGAAAGATTGGATTCGTCTGGTTCTGTTTATTATCAGCAAGATTTACATAAACTGTCAGATTCAGATACTAAATTATTAAAATATCTTGCAACACATGGACACTGGACACCGTTCGCTCATCCTCAGATTACTCTTCGGATTAAAGCACCAATATCAGTTCGCACTCAATTTTTTAAGCACAAGGCTGGATTTGTAGAAAACGAAATTTCTCGTCGTTATGTTTCGTTTGAACCTGAATTCTATTATCCTGCATGGAGAGGACAGCCTGTTCATGGTGCAAAGCAAGGAAGTAGTGAGTTTATTGGAATTCATGCAGATGCCGAGAAAAATTTTGATAATGTTATGCGTATTGCACTATACACATATAATGAACTTCTGAGAAATAAAGTAGCACCAGAACAAGCACGCTTTGTTTTACCGCAAGGAATGTATACTGAATGGTATTGGACTGGAAGTCTCGCTGCATATGCTAGGTTTTATTCACAACGAATTGATGAACATTCGCAATGGGAAATACGTGAATATGCAAAAATTATAGGAGAAATTATATCACCATTATTTCCAGTTTCTTGGAAGTATCTTACTAATAAATAGTAGTATGTCAATAGATCTATCAAATTACGATATAAAATTTTATCGCGGGGATACCTTTAAATTGGACTTTAGTTATACTACAAGTGCAAATGTCGGTATTAATTTATCTAGTTATACAGCAACCATGCAGATTAGACGATCTCCTTTCTCATCTACTCTACTCGCAGAATTAAATGAAAACTATCCAGCCGGAGCGTTTGGTAGGGGTGTCACCGGCAGTGATTTTTCTTCTGGTTCTGGTGTAACTGGAGGAACTGGTGGAGTTGTTTTAAATTACTCTGGAACTACTGGCGATATTCATATAGAAATTGATTCTGCCACATCTTCAAATATACCTGGTGGTAAACACTCATATGATCTTCAACTAGTTAATGATTCTACTGGTGTTCACGATACAATTCTTAGAGGCAGAATGACTGTCGTTGAGTCCACAACCAAATTAAGCTAAAAGACGTAGTTTTCCTACATATTATAGAGGAGAACTATGAGCAGCACTAATATCGATTATCAAATAGTTCATTATCAGGGGGACACATTTGTCCTTCAATTTAATTATCTAAATGACGATAACACTGCCATAGATTTGACTGGTTGTACAGGAAACATGCATATCAAACGCTCACCAGAGAGTTCAAAATTGGTATGCGAATTAATTAATAAATTCCCCACTGGTGTGTTTGGTATAAGCGGATCCAGTGGTGGTGATTTTTTTTACGGTTCAGGAAACACAGGAAATACAGGAGGGATAAGTTTTAATTATGACGGTATTACGGGTGCTGTCTATATTTCGATTGACGCGAATACGGTTTCAAACATTCCATCAGGAAGACATTTTTATGATTTAGAGGTGGTATTTCCATCAAATGAAGTCAAAACTATACTGAACGGCACCTTTGAGTTGGCAAGAGAAGTTACTCGATAATAACTCTTTACTCAAGGTGTAAGTATGGCAAAAATAAATTTCAACAATACAGGTACGTCTACAAATATTACGACTGGTGGGGATGGGCAGGTAAATGTTACCCAGACTGGACAACAAAGCGATAATGTTGTTGTTCCAAATCAGGGAAACCTTAATGTTCAAAGTACCTCACAAGATTTAGACAAAGTAAAAGTAACACAAAGTGATCAACTTCGTGTTGTTGTTGGTGCTCCTACACAAGGAACTTTTGTTGTAGGTACTGAAGGTCCTATAGGACCAACAGGAGCAACAGGACCAACAGTTGATTCTAGAGTTACAAAATATTACTATGGAGTTGCAAGACCAGAAGATGGTATAACTGGCGATAAGTGGTTTCAGACTCAGATAGGGATAGAATTTACTTTTTTAAATGGACAATGGATTCAATTATACAGGAATATCGTAAATCTATAATTATTAATTATTATAAATAATAGTGAACACTTTTGATCATTAACCGTTGATTGAGGTAAACTATGGCTATACTTTTTCCCGCTGGAAGCACTTGTGAAACTTATGAATATGGATGGCAATCCACTGGCTGCACAGGAGAAGATGGTGCAACCAGAGGATTTACTCAGGAATGGTATTTTGATGGTGACTTAGCAGCTTGGGTTGCAGTCTCTCAAGATATTTCCGTTACTGGACCTGTTGGACCTACCGGTGCAATTAACTTTGGAGAACCATCTCTAGGTCCTAGTTTTGGTCACACTGCAAACGTAGGACCAACTGACACAAACGATTCCGGAACTTTGAGGAAATTTGTAGTTCTTCAGGATGATGGATCTCTAACCTTTGATTATATCAAAACTCCAGACTTACTACGTCCTAGTGATGTTGGAGCAGCCTTTACTTCTTTCAGTTGGCAAAATAGAACAGCAGATGATTTAGATAATAGTAACGAAGAATTTGGTAGAAATGGATTTACTTTATGTGCTCCTACTGGTCATGTTTATACTTGGAACAGTGGAGCAAGTGATGAAATTTTCAGAGCGGTATTTGCTGATGGTGTGTTTAATGATGCTCCTAGTGGAATAACAATTCAGTTGCAGGAGGGGTATGATACGAAACTAGTTCAAGGTTTACCTAAAACACAAATTTCTGTTGGTAAGGGAACAAACTCTATTGACAGAGCAGACCTAACAGGTAGTGTGTTTGGTATATCTGCAGGTCTTGGTGGACCTACTTACGACTGGGTTAAGTTTGAAGGTAGAGCATTGCTTGGTGGTACACACGAAACCCTGACAGATTCTAATACACTAAAGACTGAAAACTTCTATTATGTGTTTGCTACCGCAAGTGACTTTATTGCAGCTCCGGGATCTGTAACCGGATCTGGTCAGTTCAATATTCCAGATGCAGCACAAGATTATGCTAATGCTGCAGGAACATATAGATTACTTCCTCAAGGTAGTCAGGCGCCTGCTTTTGCAAATCATAATTTAGATATAACTGTCACTAAGAATGAATTGGGTAACGCTGGTTCTGGTCAGTATGTTTACGTTGCATTCCCAATACGAGTTGGGTTGAATCCGGAGACTGATATATTCTACTCTACTGCAGTAAACTCACCAAATGGATTTAGATTATTAGAATCCATCACTATGGATATACCAAATGAATTGAATTATATAGAGCCTTACTTAGTTTGTAGATCGCAAAACGCCCAAGGGGTTCCCGCTTCAACTGGAATTAAAATATCAAAATAATATTATTGTTGATTGGATTTTAACAAATGGCAGATTCTAATAATTACCCACAAAGTTCTCTTAAACTGGGATCATTACTCAAGCAGGGAAATGCAGATCCAGAAAATATTCTGGCTCCCGTATTCATTCTAGACAGTCTTGATGTTGATTTTAAAGTTCAGGCAATTCTGGGTTCGACTTCCGACAGTTTACCCCTGTATGGTGGCGTAAAATACATCATTGGTACAGGTCCTGATGGTATTACCAGTGCAATAACCGGTAATATGGCTTCTATGAATCAGGGTGCTTTGGTTAAGGGTGATGTTGTAGTATACGACGATCAAGATCAGCATTGGGAACTTATTTTCGCTTCTGATTCGGGTAAGCCAGGGTCATCTGGTGGTGGTTTAGTCTACTCCATGACCGAAAATGCGTTCTATGGATTTAATGGAACAGAATGGACAACTATTGGATCTGGTACTACTGGCGGTGCTGGTGAAACTGGTGCTGCTGGTGAACAGGGTGCGACCGGGTTTGGTGCAGGATATCCCTACAGAACTGAAACCACACTAGACGGAACTGCCGGTGGACTAACATATACTGCGGTTGGTGGTCTAACTTTAGATCAAAAAGCATTAAATAGCGATGCTGATATCAATCAGATATTCTTCCCAATTGCAGGACAGGAATCTTCTGTTGCAACTGTTATCGTCAGGGGAGTTAATGATCCAGAAAACGATTTAATTCTCAGAGCAAAACTTAAGCAAGGTCAGCAGGATCTCGAACAAATATCATTTTCTAACACAACAACAGACTCTCTTACTATTTTCAGGGGATCAAGTACCTTTGCAGGTATTGGTTCTGGTATAACATGTACAGTGTCCATTATTCCTGATGGACGAACGGGTGCGACTGGCGCAGACGGTGTTGTTGGTGCTACTGGTGCAACTGGTGGTTCTGCGGTAAACCCATACGTTTTCGAATCGGACGGCAGTGTCGGTTCGGGTGAACTGGAGGTTCAGAGTAAAAGCTTCTATGACTCCGAAGGCGACGCGACGAACATAATTCAAGTTGCTGATAAAAATAGAAATGGTGTTTTTACAAACGTCTATAGTCAGTATTTGCCCGGACAAGAGTCGTTGTTTTTCCGACTGGAGGCCGAACAAGACAGTACAAAATTTATAGAGTATAGAATTACTGGGACCTTCAGCACCGCCTTCTCAAGTGGCGTTACAATTTACCAATTTTCAAAATCTGCAGTAGAATTTATTAGTGCGTCTACAACTGGTCAGCCCTTTAACGACGGTGATCGAGTTACTACGTTAGTCTTTACACTCAAGAGTGGTGTCGATGGTTCTGTGGGTTCAATTGGTCCAACCGGTGCGACTGGTTCTAACGCGGGTTACGATGTGGTACTAAGAGGTGGTGGTACTCTAGATGCGGTTGAGAGACGATGGGAAGGAAACACAGGATTTGCTCCTTATGGAGATGCTGATGGTGGGT